CGATGCCGACGTGAGCCTGACATGACCGATTTCTCGATGGTCGCTGGCGACAGCAAGACGCTCGACATCACGGTCACCAACGACGCTGGCGCGGCTGTCGATCTCACCGGCGCGTCTGTCGTCTGGAACGCAGCGCGTCGCCCATATGGGACAGCTGTCATCTCGAAGGCCGGCAGCATCACCGACGCGCCGGCAGGGAAATTCTTGGTTCTGCTTGAACCAGCGGATACCGCCTCTCTCGAAGGCAGCTTCTATCAGGCCGCCACGATCACCGGATCGGACGGAAGCGTCTCGACCTTGTTCCTCGGGGCGCTGCTGATCTCCCCGTTAGCGGCAAACACGACGGTGGAGCAATTCAAGGTCCGCTACCCGGAGTTCGCCCCGGTATCCAATACGCTGATCGCGTTGGTGCTCGACGAGGCGCTCGGCCAGGTCAGTACTTGTCTGCCAGATCCCGATCGCACTCGCGCGCAGATGCTCCTGACGGCGCACAAGCTCACGCTCGAAGGCGAACCGGGCCGAACCACCAGCGGCGCGGGTGCCGGCACCACCGGCGCGATCAAGCGCGAGAAGGTGGGCAGTCTTGAGGTCGAGTATCTGGGCATGGGCACGTCTTCCAGCGGCGGCCGCAGCTATGACCGGACCGTCTACGGCCAGATGTACTGGGAGCAGTTCGGTTACTCGTTCCCGGCGATCCTGGCGGTCTGATCATGGCAAACCCGCTCTACGCGCGCCTCCAGCAGACCGCCAATCGGCTGATCACCAGCTATGGGCAGGCCGGGAGGGTCACAGAGATCACGCCACCCGATCCAGTGCTCGGCGGCGATCCAGTCACGGTCGAGCATGACGCCAAGATGTTTCCCGACAAGTACGACGCCCGGGAGGTCGATGGCACGGTGGTGAAGACCGGAGACGTCAAGCTCTACATCTCGAGCGTTGGCCTTTCGGTCATTCCTGCCGTCGGCATGTATGCCGTCATGGCGGATGGCAAATCTTACCGGATCGAGAATGCAGACCCCAATCGCTACGACGGCGTGACCAATGTGGTTTTCGTGGTACAAGCCCGCATTGCAGGCTGAAGGTGCTTTATGGTCGACAACTCAGAACGCATGGTGGCCGTCCCGATCGAGTTGCTTCGACAGGTTCTCGAAACCGCCGAGGACAATAGCCTGAGGGTCGAAGGCGAGTTCGCCAGCAGCGATGCTGAACATGCAGCCCACAGGCTTGAACGAAGCCTCATTGATGAACTGCGGCAAGTCGCGGGCATCCAACCCTAAATCTGAAAACTCCAAGAGACATCGCCATCTGGCTCGCTTCTGCGGGCCTTTCTCCGTTGGAAGGATAGCAGCATGAAAATCCGCTTTGTGAAGGACTATCCCGGTTATTCCGTCGGCGACATCGTCGATGCTGCACATATCGCCGGCGGCCTCGCTCAGGGCTTTGTCAATCTCGGCATTGCTGAGGCGCTGCCCGAGGAGAAGCCGGCGAAGGTCGAAAAGGGAGCGAAGGAATGAACCGGCGCTCATTCTTCGGTTTCGCGTGCGGCGGAGTTGTCGCTGCACCGGCCGCGCTCCTCGTCGGCGAAACTCCTGTTCAGTATGCCCACGGTGTTTCGAAGGTCGCCCCGCTGAAGCCAATCGAAACGCTCACCATCAAGGTCGACACCACCGAGATGCAGGACATGATCGCCACGGCGGTCCGGCAGGTGGAAGAGAACATCCGCCGGGGCAACGTGGTGGCAAACCATCGCCATCAGGTCATGCGGGGCTAATCGGTGGCCTCTCTCCGCCAGCGAATCGAGGCGCTCATCGACGAGCTCGCTCCAAACATGGAGAAGGCATTCCGCGAGGCGATCGAGGAAATCAAGTCCGAGATCGTGCTCAAGGAAGTAGTCGAGCGGCTTGAACGCCAAGACATCGAGGGCGCCATCGCGGCGCTCCACATCGATCCGGCGGCATTCCGGCCGCTGTCCGAGGCTATCCGCGAGGCTTTCAACGCCGGCGGCTTGCTGGTGACGAAGAACCTGCCGCGCCTCTCTGATCCCGCCGGCGGCCGTGTCGTTGTCCGGTGGGACGCCAGCAACCAGCGCGCAGAGCAGATCATCCGCGAGCAGTCCTCGCAGCTGATCACCCGCGTTACCGAAGACACCAAGCAGCTTGCGCGGGAGGCGATCCATTCCGGTTATGCTCAAGGGCAGGGGCCGCGGGCAATCGCGCTCGACCTCGCAGGCAGGCTGAACCGTGTCACCCAGCGCCGCGAGGGCGGGTTGATCGGCCTGACGTCGCCGCTCGCTCGCACCGTCGAGAACGCCCGCGCTGCGCTCCTCTCGGGCGATATCGAGGGCATGAAGCGCTACCTGACGCTGACCCGCCGGGATAAGCGCTTTGATCGGCAGGTGATGAAGGCGATCCGCGAGGGCAAGCCGCTTCCTGCCGACGCCGTCGCCAAGATCACCGGGCGCCTTGCGGACCGCTATGTCCAGCTTCGCGCCGAGACGATCGCGCGGACGGAAACCCAATCGTCGGTCCATGCTGCCAAGCATGAGGCCTATCAGCAGGGGCTGGACCGGTCGGGTAGGGATGCCGCGCTGGTCACGCGCCGATGGCGCTCTGTCGGCGATGGGCGCGTCCGCCACACGCACCAGGTCCTGAATGCCGAGGAAGTCACCGGCATGGACTTGCCGTTTCAGTCGCCGTCAGGTGCGCTCATGCGCTTCCCGGGCGATACCAGCCTCGGCGCTGGCCCGGGCGAGATCATCAGCTGCTTCGCGCCGTGGGCACGGATTTCACCGGCGGGATTGGTTGCCGCAGTAGCGCATGAGTACAGCGGTGATCTCGTCGAACTCTCGGTTGGAGGTGATGTCTATCTGGCCGTCACCCCTAATCACCCGATACTGACCCATCGCGGTTGGGTGCCGGCTGGTCATGTCATGGAAGGCGACAAGCTCATCAATCGCACGGTCGCTGATCGTTTCAGTGCGACCGAGCCAAAGGTAGGCAACACTGATCCCCGCGCCGACGAGCTCTACGATGCGGCAAAGGCGGTGGGTCGTAGTATGAGGTCTAGTCGTGGTGTTGTGAATTTCCACGGCCATGTGCCCAGCCATGACGTCGATGTTGTAGCGCTGCCAAGCGAATTGCGGGACGCACTTAAGCCCGCGCTTCGTAAGGCGTTCAGCAACATCACTCTCGCCGAAACCGACATATCGAAGGGAGTTTTGGCTTACTCTCGCGTTCTGCAGGTTGGTCGGAAACGCTACCCCTTTACGGCGGATCGCTTCATGGGCACTTGCCGCGCGATCACGTCGCTCTTCGGCGGATTTGAACGACGCGCTCCTCTCCATGCCTTCAGACACGCTTGGGAGGTTGTATCCGAGGTCTTTAAGGCAAGAGTTCACGATGCCCCTGGAACGGCCGATATCCGTAGCAATGGCAAGGACCGTGTGCCCCTCGTCGTAAAGGTCCTTGACGCGATCAAGGTACTTGCGGCGCCCTTCGGCGTGCCGGACGGCGCTCATCTTGCCTTTGATGCTGGAAACCTCGTCTTTCCCTCGCGGGGGAAGCCCAAGGTCCGCCAAACAACTGCGAACTATGCTGTCGGAAATGCCTACGATTGCGCCAATGCCGTGAACGGTAAGGCCATCGCCGTACAAAGCCTTGACGCGGTCAAGATATTTGGATCGGCGTTGGCGCCTAATCTCGATCGGGCCGATTGGCTGCTTTCCAGTATTGCCGTGAGCCATGTTCGCAGAGTTCCCTACGCTGGGTTGGTCTATGATTTTCAAACTGAGAATGGACTAATCATAGCAGAAAACGTCGTGGCTCACAATTGCCGCTGCCACGTCGAATACAACTTCGACTTCGCCGGGGAATACGCCCGCTCACGAGGCCGCTGATGGCTGAGAACCTATCCTTTGCCGCCCAAGTCTCCGATTGGGTGAAGCAGGAGAAGGAGCGCGAGGCGGCTGTCTTGCGCACCGCTGCGCAGATGGTGGCGAACGAGGTCAGGATCGCGCGCGAAGCCGGCGGTCGGATGCCGGTCGATACGGGCAACCTGAAGAACTCGCTGATGGCATCGACCACGGCCATGCCGACGGTTGACCAGGGCGAGAAGCAATATCCGGACAACACCGGCGAGATCGAGCTCATCATTGCCGACCTATCGATCGGCGAGACGCTCTATCTCGGCTTTCAGGCCGCCTACGGGCCTCGCATGAACTATGGCTTCGTAGGGACCGACAGCCTCGGTCGCCTCTACAACCAACAGGGGTTTGGCTTCGTTGACGCCGCAGCGCAGGACTGGCCGCAGACGGTCAAGCGGGCGGAGGAGCAGGTTCGAGGTCGCTTCCAAGCGGGTCCGAACCCTCGGTCATGATGATCAGGGCCTTCTGAAGAATATCGAGATCCCGGATCGCAGCCGCGAGCACCTGACGTCCTGTCTCAGTGCGCACGACCTTGTTGCTCATGAGTAGGATCGCCTCATGCAGCAGTTCATGCACATCGGTGTCTGACAGGACTTTGTCGGCCATTCGGAAGAGGTAGCAGATGGCTGATACCGTGGAAATGAAAATCTACCAAGCGTTGTTGCTGCGGATGCAGGCTTTCCCGCTGCCCCCTGGGTGGGATTTGGCGACGCGCGTTGCTCTGCCAGGCGTTCCATTTACGCCACCGACGATGATGGTAGGCGGGTCTCGCGTGCCTGCGCCATTCATAACCGTCGAGGTCCATTTCAATCGCTCGATCGAGACCGACCTCTCGCTCGAGATGGACTCGATCAAGCAAGGCTTCATGCGCACCAACGTCATGTGGCCGAAGAGCCTGGCAATCGTGAACGGTTACGACCTCGCCGGCCAGCTGCGCGCGCACTTCCGCCGCGGCACCAAGCTCTTCCGGACTGACACACAGATTCGCATCGACGAGGATCCGGAGATCGGCGTCCTCGTTACCGGTGACACCCACCACAACATTCCCGTCACCACCCGGTGGCGCTGCTACCCGCAAGTTCCGGCCTGATTGGCCCTGCCGTTCCGCGCCTTCGGCAAGCGCAATCAGACAAGAAGGAAATGAACCATGCAGCTCTATCCTGTTGCTGGCAGCCGCATTTACATCGGTCCGGCCGTGACATCGGTTCCCGATGACGAAGACATGACGGAGGCCTTGTTCGCATCGACCGTCTGGACCGAAATTGATGGTTGGCAGACGATGGGCGCCATCGGGGACAGCAAAGCGCTGATCACCGAATCCGCCATCAATCGCGGGCGCGACATCAAGGCCGGTGGCACGAAGAACGGCGGCTCGATGCAAAACCAGTTTCTCATCATGCCGGAAGACGAGGGTCAGATCGCGCTGATCGCGGCTGAAAACACGAACTACAACTACCCGTTCAAAATCGTTCATGACGACGCACCGCCCGCGAAGACCGGCACTGTGACGGTCACCGTCGCCGCTCCTGGCGTCTTCACTTGGACGGGGCACACCCTTTCGGATGGCGATCGTGTCAAGTTCAGCACGACGGGTGCGCTCCCGACCGGTATCGTCGCTGGCACGACCTACTATGTCGTCAGCTCCGCGCCCAACACCTTTAGCGTCGCGGCGACCGAGGGCGGTTCGGCGATCACGACCAGCGGATCACAATCCGGCACGCACACGGCGACCACCGTACCGAGCGGTGCGACAAAGCTCTTCTACGCTATCGTCATGGGGGCGCCGGAACAGGGCGGCGGAGCGAACACCGCGCGCCTCATCCAATCCACCCTCGAAGTCAACTCGGCAATCCTCCGCATTCCTGCGGCAGCAGCCTGATCTTTGGTGAGCAATGACCGTTAAAACCTCAGACGCGGAAGCGACCTTTGTCGACCTCTCCGGCCTCGAAGCCCTCGTCCAGTCGCAGGAAGCAGGCATCGAGATCACCATCTTCAATGAGAAGGGCGAGCCGATCGGACTTAAGATCGGTGTCGTCGGCCCTGACAGCGAGCGCATGCAGAAGGCCATGCGCGATGTTGCCGCCGAGTTCGCCAAGGCTGCTGCCGAGCGCGATAGCCTCGGCGAGGCGCAGGCGGATGAAGCCGAAGCCCGGCTGATCGCCATCCTGGCAAAGGCGACCACGCACTGGTCACCTGACCCGAAGATCGGCGGCCAGGTCGTGCCCTTCACCGAAGAGAACGTTCGCAACCTCTACACCCGGTTCAAGATCATCCGTGACCAGGTGGAGGCGAAGGCCGCGCGCCGCGCGTCTTTTACAAAAGGCTGATCGATCGGCTCTGCCGGCTCATCGTCGATCAGCACGAGGGTAAGAAGCTCATCGTCCCGGCCGCCGGCCAGCAAGTCTGGTTCTGGTTCCAGGAACTTGACGCACAGCGCACCGGCAACGGCTACGGGCCTAACGCCCTCGGCTTTGTCGCAATTGCAGAATGGGCGAGGCTTCGCGGCCTCGTCCTCAAGCAATGGCAACTCGACGCGATCCTCGCGCTCGATATCAAGCGCCGCGAAGTCATGGCGGCGAAGGTTGAAGAGCAGGCAGAGCCTGAGAAACCGCAAGTTTCGAAGCGGCCTCTGACGTCTCGCCTCTTCGACGCTTT